CAAACAATAAATTAAAATGAAACAAGAAAGGCGCACATTTACGGGCACCGTCCACACCAGAGCAGACGGCGAAGGCATGCCAAAAGAAATTGGTGGCATCGCTGCCGTTATTAATTCAGTTACTGACCTTGGATATTTTGAAGAGGTGATAATGCCCGGGGCGTTTGACAACGCTTTGAGTAAGGATTACGATATCCGTTGTTTGTTTAACCACGAAGCCGATTTAATTTTGGGCCGCACAAAGGCAGATACTTGCAGAGTGTTTGTAAATGGCGACGGCAATCTTGAATATACTTGGATACCAGATTATGAGAATCCTACGCACATGTCAGTAGTGCGCAGCATTATGCGCGGAGACATTACTCAAAGCTCATTTGCATTTACAATCAAATCACAGAACTGGAGCGAGTCCGAAAAGTACGGCAGTATGGGTAAGCGTTCTATTTCAATGATTGAGGATCTATACGACGTGAGCCCTGTAACTTATCCCGCTTACGAGGATACAGAAGCAGACGCTCGCAGCATCGCAGCAACAAGAGACCAAGAGTTAGAAATTGAAGCCGCAAAACAAAGTCAAGTAAGCGCAGATATTTTAAAACTTGCTTTAGCCAGATACACAAACTATTAAAAAAACAAAAATCATGAATAAAATTAAAGCCCTAAAAGAAGAGCGTGGACGTTTGCTCGGCGAATTGTCTACCTTGCAGTCAACTATCGAGCGCGAAGCGCGTTCTATGGCTGACACTGAAACTAACCGTTTGTCTGAAATCGAAGCTCGTTTGGGCGCGATCAAAGCAGAGGTTGAAACCTTAGAGAAATTGCAGAACCTTGCAGCTCAAGCAGCAGGCCACAGCGCAAGCCGTAGCGAAGAGAAAGAAAAGTCAAACATGGCTAAAGATTACAGCTTTAAGCGCGCAATGGAAATGGCTATCACTGGCCGTCGTGAAGGCGTTGAGGGTGAATTTTCTGCAATGGGTGGATCTGAATTTCAGCGCTCAGGTGTAAGCGTTTCTGCTCACTCTATCAAAATCCCTTCTGAAGTATTCACACGTGACATGACTGCAACAGGTGGAAGCTCAGGCTCTGAAGGTGGAGTAAATATCCAAACTTCTGTTGGTTCTATCATTGACGTTTTGTTGCCTCGCACAGTATTGGCAGGCTTGGGCGTTCAGCGTTTGAGCGGGTTGGTTGGAAACTTGGATTTACCAACAGCATCAACTTTGCCTTCTGCAGGTTGGAATACTGAAAACGGCACAGCTACCGAAAAGAGCCCCGCTTTCTCTAAAATCACTTTCAGCCCTAAGCGTTTGGCTGCTTACATCCAAGTTTCTAACCAGTTAATGTTGCAATCTAGCAACTCTATTGACGGGTACGTAAGAAACTGGTTGTTAAATGCAATGGCACAATCTTTGGAAACTGCTGCAATTAAAGGTGGTGGATCTAACGAGCCTGTAGGAATTATCGGTAACGCTAACGTAAACGTAACTTTCGCAGGTGGCGCAACTTCTAACTCTACCAACGCTAACGGAATCGCTCCAGTTTGGGCCGATGTTGTTAACTTGATGAAAGCAGTAGAGAACGCTAACGGAAACGGTGTTGCTTACTTGACTAACCCATTGGTAAAAGCTAAATTGCAAACAACTAGCCGCCAGGCTTCAGGTGTTGAAGGTAACTTTATTTGGCCTTCTGGTGGTACTGATTTGAACGGTTACAATGTTCAAACAACTACCTTGGTGCCTAGCAACTTGTCTAAAGGTTCTAGCTCTACTTTGTCTGCAATGATCTTCGGAGACTTCAGCAAAATGGCTATCGCTAACTGGGGTGGTATGGAGTTGACAGTTGACCCGTATAGCGGAGCTACTGCCGGCTTGACTAACGTAGTACTTAACTCTTATTTGGATGTTAACTTGTTGAACCCTGCAGCCTTCGCGGTTTGTAAGGACATCGTTGCCTAATCACTAGCCCGCTCGGGGGCGTAAAAGTCCGAGTGCTGCGGGGGGTCTTGACTGCACCCCCCACGGGCCAAATGTTAGTAAAGTTTTTAATCAACCCAACAGGAATCTTTAACCTAAGTTACAACTTGGGCGAAGTGGTAGACATTGAAACAAAGCAAGCCGAGTTGTTACTTGAGGCTGGGGCTGTTGAAGTTGTAGCTGCACCTAAGACCAAAAAGAAACCGACTAACCCAGAGACCGCACTAGACGCAGAATAATGTTTAAAAGTAGAAGATACACAGCCTTTGCAAATGTCGCCACAGACTACTTGAGTTTAGCCGATGCTAAGCAGCATTTGCGCGTTACTGCCTCAGATGATGACAGTTATATTAGCGGTCTTATCAGTATGGCCGTTGACGCCTGCAGCAATTATTTGGGCTACTCAATTAAGAAGGGTACGGCAAAATACGGCTTTGATAGCTTTACGGGCTCGCCTGCGCTTATCAATCCCGTTAACGGTCTCAATATACCTAGCGGTAATTATCTTCGCGTAAATAGCCGCGTATTGGCTGTGAACTCTGTAAGTTATGTAAACTCTAGCCAAGCGGTAACGGCTTTTGCTGGCAGCGATTGGATAGTAGCACCTGACCCAATGGGGAACTACTCACGAAATATCTTTATTAATACAGCGCCCGACTCAATAACCGACGATACGATTAAGTACATTATTGAAGTATCTGAAGGATTTAATCCAGTGGGAACCGCAAGCGTTGACCCAGATACTATTTTTCCAATGGCTATTAAACATGCTGCTTTGCTTTTAGTCGGTCAGTATTATGATAACAGGAACGCGATAGTAGTGGGAACCATTCAAAGCAAAATATCTTTAGGCTTCGAGTATCTTTTAGATCCTTACAAAATCCAAATTATACTATAATGCAGTCGGGATCTATGGACGTATTGGTAAGCCTGCAGAGTTATGCGGAAACTATCGACGCGAATACAGGGGAGAAATTGCAAACTTGGACCGAATACGCAACGGCTTGGGCTCAGCGCGTAGAACAGGAAAGCGGAAGCGAGCAAGTGAATGCGGACCGCAGAGAGCATAAGCAAATTGTTTACTATACAATCCGCTATAATTCAGCGGTAAGCGTGAAGCATAGAATAGTTGACGCGGGCCTTAATCATAACATTGTTAACATTGCGAACCTAGCAAGGAATTTATATTTGAAGCTACAAACGGAACTAACAGAGTGAGCAAAAACGTTGAAAATATTGCCGAGGTGATAGACGCCTTAAAAGCGATGGGGGTCGAAATCGATAACCCCGAATTTCAGCGCATGCTCAAAGCTCAGGCATTGCCAATAATTAGTAGTGCAAAGAACTTAGCGCCAAAGGATAGCGGAGACTTAGCGGCATCCATCGGCTTTATTACTGGCAAGGATAAGGACAATAAAACAAAAGTGCTGATTGGATTGCGTAAAGAATATTACAATAATTACCTCGGGCCGATGTTTGAATATGGCACTGTTGCGCGTATACAGGAAAAGACAGGCCGCTATACTGGCATCATTGAAGCGCGCCCTTTTATGCGCCCGGCATTAGACCAGAACGCGGGCAGAGTAACGGACGGAATTATAAACGGCGTGGATAAAATCCTAGCCAAATTAGCTAAAAAAAATAACTTAATATATAAATAATCATGGCAACTACTGGACCAGTAAACGGCACGCTTATAAGCATCTATAAAGATGTAAGCGGCACACTTAAAAAAATCGCTAACGCGACATCTAACTCACTCGACATTTCTAAAGACATGATCGACGTAACAAGTAAAGACAGCGCAGGCGCAAAGGAATTTATTGCCGGCGAGTATGGCTACACTTTGAACGTTGAAGCAATCTTTGAAGATGACTCAAGCGTAGGAGCTTCACAAGTTTCTTACAAGGATTTGGTTACAGATTTGCTAGCGGGTACTTTATTGACTATTGTAATGAGCTCAAACGTAACAGGCGACGAAAAATATAGCGGTACCGCTTTCTTTACTAGCTTGTCACTTAGCGCACCAAACAACGACAAAGCAACTTGGACAGGAACCTTGCAGGGGTCTGGCGCTTTGACTTTGGGTACTGTTGCTTAATAGTGTTATATTTGTGCCATGAGCACTACAATTAAACTAGGGGGTGTTGATCACCCCCTTTTATTTAACATGAACAGCCTGCGCAACATTATGGAAGTTGCAGGGATGGAAACCTTTGCAGATTTAAACTTGCAAAAGGATTTGGCTAAGTCTATGGATTTTGCTTTGAGCTGCGCGTTTTACGGAATCTTGGAAGGCTACGAGGCCCAGGATAAAAAGACGCCTTACCCAACCGTGCAAAAGTTAGGAGCGGCCATTAAAAAGTTTCAAGAGATTAGCCCAGCGTTGGAAGGATTCACCGCAGCAATAACAGAATTTTTTGCACCTGTTGAAGAGTCAACGGGGGAGTAACTGCCAAGGGCGACGGCGCCCCGCTAACTTGGCGCAAGATTGAGCGCATTGCTTACGGCGAAATGATGCTAAGCGAAAGGGAGTTTTTACTTTCTACGCCTCGCTTTTGGCGTTTGAAATTGGAAGGGATGCGCGAAGCTCAGCAGCAGCAGTATCGCAACCAATGGGAAATAACCCGCTGGGCTGTTGCTACGGGCATGGCCCCGCACTTAAAGAAACCAATAGAGCCCAAACGTCTGTTAACATTTCCTTGGGAGCAGTCCGATTACTTATCTATTCACGACGCTTTAAAGTTATATTCGCATGTCTTTGATAAGTTAACCCCAGACGCGAAAGCATGAGCGCAAATAAAATAGCCTACAATATCCTAAGTACTAACGCGGCGCTCACTGCGCTAATATCTACGCGCCTAAATCCTGTTAGGATACCACAGGAAAGCGCGTTTCCTGCTGTGAGTTATAACTTAATTAGCCAAGTTCCTAACCCTACAAAGTCAGGGCATAGCCGTACGGAGTTTGCACGCGTTCAAGTTAATGCTTATGGCACAAGTTTGAGCAGTGCGCAGGCAGTTGCATCAGCAATTCGCACAGCGTTTGAGGCGGTAACATTGCCCGGAACTTTTAACGGGATCAAATGCCAAACACTGGAATACGACGGCGAGAATCAAACAGCCGACGATACAGCCGCCTTTGCAGGTTTATACCAAATTTCTCAGGACTATTTAATTAACTTTACTAGGTAATGGCTAAAAGTTTAAATATTGTAATTGGGGCAGACATTGAGAAACTGCGCGAAGGCTTTAACAAAGCGATTGCGATAGTACAAAAGAGCAGCAACCAAATGAGCGCCGAGGTTGCCAAGTCGGCGAAGTCGATGGAGGAACGTTTGGCGGCTATTGCTACGCGTAACCCAACGATGGGAAGCGTGCGGCAGTTAACCCAATTAGCAATGGAAGCCCGGGCGTTAGGTCCAGAGTTTGCGCAAGTTGCCAACGAAATAATTAAACAGGCGGGCCGCATGAAGGACAGCATCGCGGACACGCGTGCAGAAGTTGGATACTTCGCAAGCGATACGCGTAGACTAGATGCTGTGCTAGGTGGAGTGCAGGCGGCGGCGGGAGCCTTTGGAGCGATGCAGGGAGCCATGCAATTAGCAGGCTTGGGCGGAAAGGATTTGCAGGAGGCAATGGTTAAGCTGCAATCTGCTATGGCAATCGTCAACGGCTTAACTGCGGTAGGTAATGCCCTACAGGCAGAAAGCGCAGTGCGACAAGGACTAAGCGCAGCGGCTACTAGCATTTATACAGCAGCAACTAACGGCGCAACCGTAGCAACTAGGGCAATGAATTTAGCGCTAGCTGCAGGGCCTTGGGTGATCCTCACAGCATCGATTGCAGCGGTTGGATACTTGCTAAGTAAACTTGCAGCAGAGACTGCAGCCGTTGAAAAAAATATCGAGCGTTTAAAAGAAGCACAAAGCGAGCTGCTATCTAACGGTGAAAAGAAAATAAAAATTGAGGAGCGCCGTTTGGAAATTGCGATTGCAACAGCAAAAGCAGAGGGCAAAAGTGAAAAGTTTATTTTAGAGTTAAAAAAGAAAAGCCTAGAAACTCAAAAAGGATTATACAAAAAGGCGGGCGAGGATGCCTTATTGATTTTAAATCAAAGGCGGTCCGAAGAGTTGCGTTTGGCGGGTAATGATGAGGCGGAGAAAAAAGATATTTACCAAAAGTATACAAAGGAAAGTGTACAAATTCGTACAAGCTTAAATGAGGAATATCAAAATAAAGT